GCCGGCCCGCCGGGACTGAAAGGCGACACGGGTGCCACAGGAGCAACCGGCGCGACCGGCACCAAGGGTGCGCAAGGCGATGTCGGCCCTGCAGGCCCTGCTGGATCCGCAGGAGCAACCGGTCCGAAAGGCGAAACCGGCGCCCAAGGCGCGACCGGCCCGGCCGGGGCCGTCGGCGCGACCGGTCCGCAAGGGCCGCAAGGCGTAGCCGGCCTAACCGGACCTCAGGGCGCCACCGGAGCGACGGGCCCCGCCGGTCCGAAGGCCTCCACCTTCGTCTGCAACGCCACGATCGGCGAGACGATGCTGATCGCGGTCTCATCCGGAATCCGCTCGAAGACCGGCATCGCGTGCTTGGGCGTGCTGACCACGGACGTGCTCGAGGTCTACCCGACGGCGCCCGGCACCTTCCCGGATGGCTACGCGGTGCATCACGCGCTGCCCACGGCCGCCAACACCTTCAAGGCGGTGCTGAGCGTCCCCCAGCTCGGGATCGGCGCCACCTACTCCATCCCCGTGGCCGTCTATTCGGTGAATCGATGAGCCTGATCGTGGAAGACGGCACCGGCCTGCCCGAGGCCGAGAGCTATGCCAGCGTCGAGACCGCCGACGCCTACCACCAGGCGCGCGGTAACGCGGCCTGGACGGGCGACGACGCGGCCAAGGAAGCCGCCCTGCGCCGCGGCACCGAATACCTCGATGGCCTCTACCGCACCCGCTGGCTGGGCCAGATGTCCACCTTCGACCAGGGCTTGGCCTGGCCCAGGGCCTATGCGCGGGTCCCGGGCGGCTACCTGCCCTCCGACACGCTCCCGAAGGCGCTGGTGCGGGCCTGCTGCGAGGTGGCGCTGCGCGAGTTGCAGACCCCGGGCGGCCTGACCCCCGACATCTTCCCGGGCGAGCGCGTCGTGTCCGAGACCGTGGACGTGCTGGAGGTCGAATACGCCGATGGCGGTGCGCCGACCGACGTGCTGCCGGTCATCGTGGCCGTCGAGCGCATCGTGGCGCCGCTGCTGCGGTCGGCCTCGGGCTCGCTGGTGATGAGGGCGTGATATGACGACGATCGCCTACAGGAACGGCTGCATCGCCGCCGACAGCGCCTCCTTCGCGGGATGGTCGCGCAATGGGACTTGCCGCAAGATCGCCCGCAACGCCGCCGGAGATCTGGCTGGCGTGTGCGGCTCGGCCACGTACATGGGCGAGTTCCTACGGTGGTTCGAGGGTAACGAAGACGGACCGCCGCCCGAGGCGCGCGTCGACGACGGGTGCACCGACTGTGCTCTGATCATCCGTCGTGATGGTCGAGCGACGCAGTTCGAGAAGGGTGGCAGCTTCAGCTTGTCGGGTGATTGGTTCGCGCTTGGCTCCGGAGGTCCGGAGGCGCGAGGCGCGATGCACGCGGGCGCCGACGCCCCCCGCGCCGTGATGGCAGGGATCGATCTCGACGCATTTAGCGCTGGCCCGATCGCGTTCCTGTTCGCGTCCGACGCGCCTTGATGCCCGGCGCCTTCGACTACGCCCGGGCCGTCCGCACGGCGAACCGCCTGATCGCCAAATTCGGCCAGCCCGGCGCGATCCGGCGCGGCTCGAATACCTCCGGCGGCGACAGCACGAACAGCCAGGCCTCGACGCCCGGCGGCGCGGCCGAGCCCACCGACCACCCCTGCACCCTCGTCGTGCTCGACTACAGCGAGCAGGAGCGGGCGAGCAGCCTGATCGAGCAGACCGACCGCAAGGTGCTGATCGCCCGGGCCGGCCTCGACATCGAGCCCACCAACGACGACGCGCTCGTCATCGGCGGCGAGGAGTTTCAGATCATCACCGTGATGCCGCTGGCCCCCGGGCCGGTCACCGTCCTCTGGACCGCCCAGGCAAGGCGCTGATGGCCGGCCAAGAATTCAGCCTGAACATCGCCGCCTGGTGCGAGAAGGCCAAGGACCGGGCCGACCTCGTCGTGCGAAAGGTGGCGCTCGACATCGGCTCGCGCGTCGTGCTGCGCTCGCCGGTGGACACCGGCCGGTTCCGGGCGAACTGGCAGTACGGCGTCGGCCAGCCGAACACGGCCACCCTGGAGACCATCGACAAGAGCGGGCAGTCGAGCATCCAGCGCATCGCCTCCGGCGCCGCCACGGCCCGCCTCGGCGATGTGATCTACGTCTCGAACTCGCTGCCCTACGCCCTTCGGCTCGAAGCCGGGTCCTCAAAGCAGGCCCCGGCCGGCATGGTCGGCCTGGCGGTCGCCGATTTCCAGGCCGCGGTCGACCGGTCCGCCGCCGCAGCCCGCGCCGAGGTGCCGTGATGGCGATCGAAGTCGCGATCCAGGCCGCGCTCTACGACCACCTGAAGGGCACGACCCTGCCGACGGCGCTGCCGATCGCGCCGGAGGGCAAGAATTTCGACCCCAAGGGCAAGGCCTACCTGCGGCCGACCTTCATGCCGGCCGACACCACCTCCGATCAGCTCGCCGACGACGGGTGCAACCTCTACACCGGCCTGTTCCAGATCGACGTGTTCTGGCCGGTCGACAAAGGCCTGCCGGAGCCCCTGGCGGTCGCCGCCGCGCTCACGGCACGCTTCCGTCGCGGTCAGCGCATCGGCGCCTCCGACCTCGACCTGCGCATCCAGCGGCCGCCGTCGGTGATGCCTGCCCTCCAGGAGGCGAGCTGGCTTCAGGTCCCGGTCCGGGTCACCTGGGAAGCCATCGCCGACAACCCGGTCACCTGACACCCCGATCGGGCAGCCCGCCCGTACCTGCCGCCCCTGTGCGGTTTCCAGCCATGCCCGAGAGGAGACCCCCATGGGCTTCACGAAATCCAACGGCAGCAAGCTCTTCATCGGCCCGGCCGTGGCCGACGCCGACCTGATCGACGACGTGGCGGACCTGTCGAGCCTCACCTTCGTCGAGGTGCGTGGGCTCAAGGACCTCGGCCAGTTCGGCGACGAGTCGACCGCGGTCACCTCGAACCAGCTGGATCGCAACCGCACCCTGAAGCAGAAGGGCACGCGCGACGCCGGCACGCCCGCCTTCATCATGGACGTGAAGGACGGCGACGCCGGGCAGCAGGCGATCTTGGACGCCGAGACGACCGAGAGCGACTACGCCTTCTACATCGAGTTCCCGAACAAGAAGACGAACTCCGGGACCGGGACGCGCCGCTACTTCGCCGGGCAGGTCATGTCGGTGCGCGAGAGCGTCGGCTCGGCCAACAACGCCATCACCATGACAGCGAACGTGGGCATCAACACGCCCATCTTCCGGCAGGCGGCCACCTGAGCGAGGCGCTGATCCATGGTCGCCAAGAAGACAGAGGCCGGTGAAAAGCCGGCCGAGCGGGCGCCCGTGCCCGCCCTCGACCTCTCCGCGTTCGACCTCCAGGCCGAGGCCGAGCGCGGCGCGACGATGCCGGTGCTGAACCCCAAGACCGGGGCGCCCACCGGCGCGACGATCTCGGTCTACGGCCAGGACGCGCGCGGCTACCGCGTGACGGCCCGCCGGATCGCCGACGAGATCGCCGCGAACTTCGACCGGGAGCCGACCGACCCCGACGATGCCCTGCTGCTCGGCCGGGCCCGTGAGGCGGCGGCGGCGATCACCGGCTGGGACGGCATCGCGGTCGACGGCGAGCTCGTCGACTGCACCACCGAAAACGCCGTGGAGGCGCTCCGCCGGTATCCCTGGCTCGCCGACCAGGTGCTCACCTTCATCCGCTCCCGGGGAAACTTCTCGGCGGCCTGACGCGGCAACTCTGCGCCGCCGTGCGCAGGGTCACGCTGGATCAGGCCGCGAAACGTCCGCCGGCGATCGACCTGCGGCTCCCGGCGACGGGCGCCCGGGTCTGGTCGGCGTTCTGGGAAATCGAGCGGAGTCGGCAGGGCGGGTACGGGCCGCAGGCCTTCACCTATGTGGAAATCGAGGCCTGGACCCGGCTCACCGCCGCCGATCTCGCCCCCTGGCAGGTCCGGGCTTTGATGGAGATGGACACGGCCCGCCGGGGCGCGTGGAGCGAGGTGCAGGAGGAGGAGCGCGGCCGGCCAGATGGCCTCAGCCGCGTCGTCTCGTTCAGCAACACCGCGGCGGTTGAGCGAATGTTCGACCGGTTCGGGGATGTGCGGGACGTTTAAACGGTGGTCTCGCCGACGTTCTTTGGACTGGCCCGCTTCCGCTGGTCACGCGAGATCGCGGCGACGCCACCGCTGACGATGGCCCCCAAGAAGAAAATGCCAGCCGTCGCCTCGTGGATGCCGCCCTTGGCGACCGCCAAGAATATCGCACCGCTCAGCGTAAAGACGACAGACACAATGATCATTCCGATCACTGTAGAGAACAGGGTGATCGTCAAGAGCATTATTCCGAACCCGCCAAATATTATGAAAGCGCCAAGAGCCTGATCCTGCATTGTTGATGCTCGCCGATTGAATGAATGCGTGTCTACGGTTGATTATAAAACCTATCTGAGCGTCAGCCGGTCCTCGATATCTCTGTAGGCTTTGAGGACGCCAGGGCATTGCACGCGCGGTGCCTTACGCTGGCGCTGGTACGCCGTCTCGTAAGCCTGGACGTGGAGTTCGGCGAGTTCCCGCTCGCTCCGGCCCGGCTGCATCTGACGCGCCACGGCTAATGCCCGCTCGCCAAGAACGAGCGCCCGATCCTTCGGTATGCCGCAAGCCATACCCGCTCCGACCAGGCTGCCCGAGAGCTTCGCGAAACCAGTGCCGTCACCGTCCTCGAATTGAGCGCGCGCAGGTCCGAGAACGCTCAAGGCGACGCCAAGCCCTAGGAGAAACTGCCGCATGGCCGACCTCGCTACCCTCTCGCTCGCAATCGACAGCACGCCCGCAGAGCGCGCTGCGACTGCGCTCGACAAGATGGGAGAGGCGGCAACCCGTGGTGAGGGCCGCGTTCGGCAGATCGTCTCGGCGGCTGACACGCTCGTCGCCGCGCTAAACCGGAACACGCAGGCGACGCAAGCGCTGACCGAGCGCCTGAACGCCACGCAGGCGTCCGGCGAGCGAGTTGCGGGAGCACTGCGCAGCGTCGACGCCGCCGCGTCCACGGCCCAGGCCTCAGTAACTGCGCTGTCGAGTGGCCTGGCCAAGGTGTCCGATACGGCGGCCGGCGCCGCGAAGGCGACCGATGGCGTGGTCCAGTCCACGCAGCGTCACGTCGCGACGACTGCGCAGGCCACGACCACCATCGTGAAGGGCACGGCGGCCGCGAACGAGAACGCGAAGGCGATCGGCCTCTCGTCGAACGAGCTTCGGAACCTGGGCTTCCAGATCAACGACGTCGCCACCATGGCCTTGTCGGGCGCGTCGGCTTTTCAGATCGCAGCGACCCAGGGAGGCCAGCTGGTCCAGATTGCCACCATGGCGAACGGCGGCATCCGCGGGATGCTGACCCAGGCGGGCGAGTTCGCCAGTTCGGCGGCATCCCGCATTGGTCTGGTCGGTGGCGCGCTCGGAGCTGTTGGTGCCGCTCTGGCCACCGTCACGGTCGCGAGCATCGCTTACAACGCCCAGCAGAAGGAACTCGAACGCACCACGTTCGGGATCGGGCGCGCCTCGGGCGCCTCGCTCCAGAACTTGAACGACGCGGCGTCGGCGGGCGCGGCCAACGGCACAATCTCGACGTCGGCTTCGCGCGATATCGTGGCTTCGTTGAACTCGACGGGCAAGATCGACCCACGAGTCTATGCCGATGTCGCCGGGACCATGCGCGACCTGTCCAAGGTCATGGGCACGGACATCCCGACCGCGACCGATGCGGTGACGGGGGCACTGTCGGGCGGCATCCGCGGCTTTGATCAGCTGAACGCGTCGCTGGGGTTGGGGGGCGCGGCCCTGCGGGAGCAGATCAAGGATCTTTACGAGAGCGGCCGGGCCTACGAGGCGCAGCGCCTGATCGTCGACGCCTACGGCAAGCGCGTGTCCGAGGTGACCCAGAAGCCCGGCGTCGTTCAATCCTTCCTCAATCGCTTCAACGATTTCGGACGCAACACCTCGGACGAGCTGTCTGGCATCGGGAGCATTTTCCGGAAGAATACCAACGAAGAGTCGCTGACCAACGCTCGTCGCGCACTGGCGAATGGGCAGGCGCAGGTGGACGCAGGGCTGGCCCCGGCAAGCTCGCTCGACGCCGCGCGGGCGAACGTCGAGAAGCTTGAGGCATCGATTAAGTCGGCGGCCGATAAGGGCAAAGAGGCGAAGACTGCGCTCACCAGTCTGACCGTGCAGCCCCTGATCGACAGCCTCAACCCGGCCAACAAGCGCATCGACGACCTGAAAGCCCAGGCCCAGTCGATCGGTAAATACCTGTCCGAGGGCGGGATCGATAAGGACGGGGCGGCCCGCCGGACGATGGACGCGCTCAACGCGCAGGCCAAGCAGCTATCGGACGATCTGGCCAGCGGCGGAACGCGGTTCGCTTCGGCCATCCGTGAAGCACAGTTCAATCTGAAGACGGTTGGCTTCACTCCGCAGGGGCAGCGCGCGGCGGACATCAACCGCAGGTCCGAGGAAGAAATCAGGGGGATCGCCGCCAACAATCGCGATGACCCGCTGTACCGGGACTTCCAGGTCAACGCGGTCCGCGAGCGTGCGCGGCTCGAGATAGAGGCGCTGAACAAGCAGTCGACGCTCGACATGAATGCGGTCGGCGGCGCCTTCGCACGAATGAACCAGAGCGTGCAGCAGCAGATCGTGACGGCGGCAAATGCCTCTGGACGCATCCCGGCCGGCATCATCGCTGGCATCGCGGCGGTCGAGTCCGGCGGCAACCCGAACATCGGCGGCACGAAGGTGCTGAACGCGCAGGGGCAGCCGAGCACCTCGGCCTACGGGCTCGGGCAGATCACGACCGGCACCGCGCGTGACGCGATCCGTGGGGGCTACCTGCCACCCACTTTCGACCGCACGGACCCGAACCAGGGGGCGGCCGGCATCGCCGGCGTGCTGTCCATGAAGCTCGACCAAGCCGGCGGCGACATCAACAAGGCGATCGCGAACTACTACGGCAGCAAGGACCCCTCAGCGAACCAGGCCTACGCGGCGAAGGTGCTGCGGAACGCCGGGCAGCTGGGCGACGCATCGACGCTTGGCCAGATCCGGGACCAAGACGAGCGCAGCCGAGCGCTGGAGGGCGAGCAGAAGCGGGTGGCCATCTCCACGCAGCTTCTCGGCGTGAATGGCGAGGCCTACGACGCCGCCGCTCGCAAGGCGCAATACCTCGCAGATGCCCAGTCCCGCGGGATCGAGATCACGGCCGACGTCGTCGCTCAGGCGGACAAATACAGCACCGGGATGGCCGCCGCTGCCCGCTCTCTGGCGTCGGTCCAAGCCAACGACAACCTCCGCTTCGATCGCGATCAGCTCGGCCGGGATCGGTACGACCAGGCGGCGTTCGCCAGGGCGCGCTCGACCTTCGGTGATGTGACGACACCGCAGGCCACCGCCTACATCGCCGAGAGCCGGCAGAACGCCATGCTCTCCGATGCTCGCTCGACCGCGACGGACGCCTTCACCGGCTTCGCCACCGCGCTCGCGCACGGCACCAGCGCCGCCTCGGCGTTCGGGAACGCCCTGTCCCGCATCGGCGACAAGCTCCTCGGCGGCGTGATCGATTCCCTAATCGGCTCGGCCTTCAAGGGCGGGGGCGGCGGCCTGCTCAGCATGTTCGGCTTCGCCGACGGCGGTTTCACCGGCTATGGCGGCCGCAACCAGCCGGCCGGCATCGTGCATGCGGGCGAGGTGGTGTTCAGCCAGAGCGATGTCGCCCGCTTCGGCGGTCCGCACGTCGTGAACGCGATGCGGCTGGGCTACCCGGGCTATGCCGACGGCGGCCCGGTCCTGCCGATGATGCCGAACCTCGCGACACTGCCGACCATGCCGGCGGCGCCCGCCAACATGAACGGCGCCGGAGCGCCGGTGACGGTGGCTGGCGACACCATCAACATCACGCCTGCTCAAGGGGTGACGCCGCAGCAGATGCTGTCCGCGCTCGCTCAGCGTGATCAGCAGTTCCAGCGTAACATCAACGGCATCGTCGCCCAGGGGCAGCGGCGCTACCCGCGGGCTGGCTGATGGGCATCTTCGACGCCGCCGGTGCCGCGGCGCTCCGCGGCGATACGATCACGGCCGAGATCCTGGCGTTCTTCGACTTCAGGAGCAGCCCTCAGCGGGTGCACGCCGGCTTCGGAACGCTCCGGGCCGGCGGCTTCGACTGGCAGGGCATGGGCGGCCTCGGCTCGGTCTCGGACATCGAGAGCGCGGTCGGCGGCATCGCCCCGCTGGTGACCTTTACCCTGGCTGGTGTCGGGCCCGAGATCGCCAACGACGTCGTCAACGCCAAGACCGAGGTGAAGGGCCGCGACTGCTACGTCTACCTGCAGCTCTACGGCTCCGACCTGTCCCCGCTCGGCGGGCTCTACACCCTCTACCGCGGCTTGATGGATCGCCTGGTCCACACCGCCAACGGCCCCGACACCTGGACCGCGCAGCTCACGGCCGAGACCAAGTTCTCCCGCCGCGGCCTGCCCCCCTTCGGCAACCTCACGAACGCCGACCAGCAGCGTCGCTACCCCGGCGACAACGGCTTGTTCGACATCGCCCAGATGATCAACCGGAGACGGCCTTGGAATCCCGAGATCCCGGAAAAGAGCAGCACTTGAGCGCGTTCCTGCGCGCCGGCGCCCGCTCCACCTTCGTGTGGGGCGAGATCGATTGCTCGCTGTTCATGGCGGACTGGTGCCGGGCGATGCGCGGCGTCGATCCAGCGGCGAGCCTGCGCGGGCGCTACCGCACGGCGCTCGGCGCGATGCGGCATGTCCGACGCCTCGGTGGATTCGAGACCATGGCCCGTTCGCTCATGGCGGGCTGCGGCTTCGTCACGACCGAGGCGCCGCGGCCGGGCGATGTTGGTCTCGTCACGCATCCCGTGGTTGGCCCGGTCTTCGCGATCCGGTGCGCGCTCGGCTGGGCGGTGAAGAGCCCTGAGGGCGTCGCCGTGGGCGATTACCCCGCCGTGGCGGCCTGGAGCGTCTGATGCCGGCAGCGGTAGGCATCGCGGTCCTCGGCGAGGTCGGGCTCAGCTCGGTGATCGGCACGACGATCGCCGGCGTCGCGGCCGAGACGCTCGTCGGCTATGCCACGATTGTCGGCGGCGCGGCCGCGCTTCAGTACGGCGCGCAGCTGCTCCAGCCCGGGCAGAAGCGGGCCGACTCCCAGGTCACTGTGCGCCAGGCGATCGCTCCGCGCCGCCGGGTGCTCGGCCAGGGCATGATGGGCGGCGTGATCTTCGCCCTGGAGACGATGGATCTCGACGACCCGGACGACGACAAGGCCCGGATCCTCTACCGCGGGGCCGTCCACTGTGTCGGGCCGGTCCAGATCCTCCAGTATTGGCTCGGCGACGTGAAGACGAGCCTGGGCGCGGGTGGCGGTGGCATCGTCCCGGACAGCGCCTATCAGGGCAAGGTCGCGATCGAGGGGCACACAGGCGAGGACAGCCAGCCCGCGTCGGCCGCGCTGCTCAAGCTGCCCTACTGGAACGACAGCATGCAGCTCAACGGGCTGTGCTACTCGGTCGTCGTCGCCACGCCCCTCAAGAAGGGGAGCCAAGTCTTCCCGGAGGGCGCCCCCGACGTTCGGCTGCTGGTCGCGGGCGCCCCCTCCTATGACCCGCGCACCGGTGGCTACGCCTACACCGACAACGCCGCGATCCTGCTGCTCGACTACCTCACCCACGACAGCGGCTATGGACTGGCCCTATCGGAGATCAACCTGCAGACCTTCCGGGATCTCGCGAACGTCTGCGACCAGCCGGTGGCCCTGATCACCCCGGACCCGAACGGCGACACCATCGAGCTGCGCTATCGGTCCTGGGGCAGCTACGATTTCACCGAACAGCGGGCCGACGTGCTCGGGCGGCTGCTCGCAGCCTGCGACGGCGAGCTCTACCAAGATGCCGGAGGGCTTGTCGCGGTTCGCGGCGGCCGCTGGCAGCCACCGACCTTCACCATTGACGAGAGCATGATTCAGGGCTGGGAGCAGCTCGAGGAAGGCGACGAGGCGTACAACACCTTCACCAGGATCAAGCACACCTACACCTCGCCCTGGCACGACTATCAGCCGACCGAGGGTGACCCGTGGGACGACTCGTTTGCCCAGGCCGAGCAGGGGGTAATCGAGACGGAGAAGAGCTTCGTCCGGGCCCCCTCGCATAGCCAGTCGCGACGCCTCGCCAAGATCGCCATGGCGAAGGGCAACCCGCGGTTCCGGCTCACCGGTCTGCGGCTCTCGCCCGCTGGACTGCCGGCCTACGGTGAGCCGACCGTGATGCTGAACCTGCCGTCTTTCGGCATCAACACGACCTTCGCGATCATGCGCGGCACCCTGGCGATGGCCGGCAACGCGCTGACCAGCGTGAAGCTTGATCTTATCTCGCTCGACGCCTCAGCCTACGCCTGGAACCCGGCGGAGGAAGGCCAGCGACCGCCGCTGCCCGACACGTACAACTGAGGCCGGTATGGCAGATCCCCTACCTTGGCCGAGCATGCTTATGCCGTCCTCAGAAGACTGGTCCCTGCGCGGAGGTACTCGCTCGGGTGGCCAAACCTTCGGGGGGAACGAGCAAATTGTGGCATCGCCCACCGCCCGGTGGAAAGCCTCGATGTCGATCCCATGCTTCAAGCGGCAGCAGATCCTGGCGATGCGCCGGGTGATCGCCCTGGGCCGAACTCAACTCTGGTACGTCGGCCCTTACGAGCGCGGGCGTGCGCCCTGGCCGGTCGAGCCGATCCTCGGCGGCTTGCTCACGGACCGCGATGCCGGCGCGCCGCAACCGGTCATGGACTTCTCGCTCGCAGTGCCTGCAGCGATGAACGACACGGTCACGACCGTCCGCAGGAACGCGGGCAACTATCTCGCCGCCGGCATGATCTTCTCGATCGGCGGCCGCCTGCACGTCATAACCGCGATCACGGGCGCCGATCCCGGATCTCCGGGTAGCGGACTCGCGGTCCCCGGCGGGATCGACATCGAAATCCGCCCATGGTTCCGCGCCGACTACGCGGCCGGAACCCCGATCTACTTCGCCACGCCCGTCGGCGTGATGCGCCTCGCCAGCGACGACACCGCCTCGCTGGAGTTGCAACTGTCTCGGTACGGCACCGTGACGGTCGAGCTCGTCGAAGCCTTTTGATCCTTCCACATTCCCGCGAGACCATCCATGGCCCTTGCAAAGCCCTCTGTCGGCGTGTCCGCGACCGAGAACGCCAACCGCATCGGCGCGGCCTTCGATGTGATCGACACCCTCGGGGTCGGTCTCGGAACGCTTCAGCAGCAGATCGTCGACACGGGGAACGAGGTCAATGCGCTGGAGGCGCGTCGTGCGGCGGGAGATGCGGCTCTCAACGCCAGGATCAGTGGGCTCGCACCTATCGTATCCGGGAACAGCCAAGGCATTGTGGTCTTGCAGCAGCAGATCATCGATGCCGGCAAAGCCACCATCGACATCGATGCGCGACTGAGGGCGTTGACGGACAACGTGGTTGCGCCGAGCGACACGGATGCGGCGGCGCCCGCTGACCGGCCGGGCGAGGCGCTCGCCTACTTCACCACGTCACTGGCGGGCGGAGATGCGTCCAAGCTGGCCCGGCCCAACGTCGTTCTCGCGGCGTCGGGTGATAATGGTCGCGTGTTGCGCATGACGGGCAGCGGCTTGGTCGCGCGCCGCCGCTTGGAGCCCATCGAGGACGGACGCACGTACCGACCCCGGGTGGCTGTGCGACGCCGGGTGAACGCTTCCGATCCGTCCAACGATGGCGTCCGGGTCGCGATCGCTTGGTACGATCAGAACCGGATCCCGCTCGCGGGTGCGACGGGCACCACGGTTCTCGCCAACCTGACCACGCTGACGGTCGGCATCGGCCGGCGGCAGATTGGCGGCTTGGTCTCGACCTCCGGCGTGGCCCCGACGGTGAAGCCGCCCGCCGGGGCTCGCTACGCCCGCCTATTCGTCCAATGCTACGGCACCGATCACGTCACCGACGTGGAGGTTATGAGCTGGCGGGACGTGACCGATGCTTCGGTCTACTCGCCGGACCTCTCGGCCTTCACGGGCGACCTGGGCGCGCTGAAGAGCGCGCAGCTACCGGATCGCGTCGGCCTCCTGGAGCAGAATGCTGCCACGCCGCTCTCGACCGGCTTCGTCGCGGTGCTCGCCGCCAAGGCCGCCACTGTGCCGGCAGCGATCACCAACCTCGACGTGCTCGGCTACAGCGACCCCGGCGACGGGGCGGGCGGGCGCTACCGGCGCTCGACCTATGCCCCGACCCACCCGTGGGCCGTTCAGACGAAGGACGGTGCATGGTTCGAGATCCAGGGCCGGCGGAAGCTCGAGCAGATCGGCGGCAAGGGCGACGGCTCCACGGACAACCGGCCGATCCTGCTGAAGGCCCCGGCGGGTTCGATGGTCAACATCGATGCGCCGGGCACCTACAGGTTCGCTGCTGGTCTGCTCGGCGGCCCGGGCACCGTCATCTCAGCCGGCCCGGGCGTAAAGTTCAGCAGCCAGCAGGGCATCGGTGCTCTCAACTTCGCGCCCGGCACCCGGTTCGAAGCATATCACGAGGGGGCGGACGGCCAGGTAAGATACTGGGGCCATCGGCCGACCGGAAAGCGAGCCGTCGGCACCGGCGCTCTCGATGCGGGCTTCTCGGCCGCGTCGTGGATGTTCGACATCCGCACCGATGACAGTGACGTCGGCAGCTCGTTCCGGAACGGAATTCTGCTCCGGCACATCATCACCGGGGGCAGCGGTGGCGTTCAGGGGCTCTACGCGGCCACCTATCAGAACGCGCCCACCTCGGCGACCAGCGGCAACCGCAACTATACGCCCATTCAGGGGGCTCACTATCAGCAGAGCGGCGACGGCGGTTACCCAAACTCGGACCCGAATATCAATGGTGGGAAGCACATCTTTCAGGGTGCGGGTTTTGGTCTTGGCGCAGCCTGTTATACCGACGACACCGCTCAGTTCCTTCTAAATCAGACCGCAGTAGAGCTGAACGTTTTCGGCATGCCGTTCAACGGCAATACCGCAGGGCCGACCGTTTCGATCTGGACCAACGTTCAGGCTGTCAGCGCCCGGGCCACGCGCGGCTTCGACGTCGACATCGCCTACGCCCTGGGCTCCCAGGGTCAGAACCAGCAATACGGCCCCGAGGTGGGCTGGAAGATCGGCTGGGGCGTCACCGATGCCTTCGGCGGCATTCCCCTCGCAGCCGACAGCACCATCATCGGCGCCAAATGGATCCGGCGCACGGCGCCGGTTCTGGTTCAGTACGGCATCGACTGGTCCGCCTTCCAGTTCAGCGGCGGCGTGCTGAAGACGGGCAACCTGCTCATCACAGAAGGGTCGATTGCCTTCGGGGGCAAGCAGGTTCTTGCGCAGCGCCAGCCCGCAATCCCGGATCCGTCCGATGCCGCCACGACCACGGCGCGCCTCGTCGACGTCCTCAACGCCATGCGCACGCATGGTCTCATCGCGAACTAGGGAATTTCAAGATGCGGCAGTTCATCATCGGAGAAGACGTGCTCGGTGCGGTGGCGCAGTGCATCGGGGCGGCCACCCATCAGGTGCCCTACGGCCAGGTCGCGGCGCTCATCCGGCAGCTGGAGACGCTGCAGCAGGTTCAGCTGGGTCAGGACGGGAAGGCTCAGCCTGCTGCCGACCCTGCCGCTGAAGTCTCTGAGGCGGCCTGATCATGCAGCCGGCATCGGTCGACTTCCTGATCCGGCGCGGCGACAGCGAGGCGCCGCAGGTCGGCCTGCGCACTGAGGAGCCGGCCACCTTCCAGCGCGGCAACCTGCTCGCGAGTGGCGATATCGCGCGCTGGACCCTGACCGTGGGCTCCGAGGATCGCACGAAGACCTCGGAGCCGAACGGCGGCCTCGTGCAGGACACCGACGATCCGGGCCTGTTCTCGTATCCGCTCACCCCGGCGGAGACCGCGGCCCTGGCCGCCGGCTCCTACCCTTTCCGCATCCACGTGGTGCGCAGCGATGGCGGCGAGTTCACGCCGCTCGTCGGCAACTTCATCGTGAGCTGAGCCCATGGCGTCCTCGACAGCCCCCGCGCCGACGCTCGCCGCGGCGTCCGTTCGCGTGTCCAAGAGCGAGTGCCGCAACGTCGTCGAGGTAGTCGTACCGATTCAGCACGACACCCTGCGCGCCTGCATCGAGGCGGCGGACGCGCACATCACCGATCGGGTCAGCCACCTGCAGATCGAGGATATCCCGGCGCTGGCCTCCAAGCTCGCCAGCCAGGATGCCGAGATCGCGTCTGCCCGGTCCGACTCCTTCGTCTACGCCTTCCTGTTCGGCTGACGCGCCCGCGCGCACGGGGACCATCCATGAAGATCCTTCTCACGGCCGGCGTGGTGTTCACGCCCGGATCGCAGACGCTCGACTTCTCCGGAGTCAGCGGGTTCGATCTCAGCCGACTCTACGGCGTGATCAACGCGACGGCCGGCTCGAAGCTGTACGCGCCCGGCATCACCGGTTTCGGCTACCAGAGCTTCGCCAACGGCGTGATGACGCTGGAAGCGGACACCTCTCAGATGGCAGCCAGCGACGAGCTGCTGATCGCTTACGAGAGCCCGGACGCGCAGCCCGTCTCGGCCGTGAGCCTACCGCTGCCGGCGGGCGCGGCCAAGGACACCAGCCTCCAGGCGATCCTGGCCGCAATCCAGGCTCAGCGCGTCGAGACCATCTGGACGGACGACACGGGCACGCGGTTCATCCGCCTCGACAGCGCTGGCACGATCACGTGGACCGACGTCGCCGGCAACGCATCGTCCGCGCCCGGGGCGGGCGCCCGGCCGGACAGCGATAGCGGCACCGTCGTCTCGCGCTACACCTACCGCGCCACCGCGGCCGGGACCGGCTTTGCCTCCGGTGACTTCCTCGACCACTTGGTGGTCACGGACGGCGATGCCGGCGACCTGGTCTCGAACTTCTGGGTCAACGTCACCTCCGGCGCGAAGATCGCAGCGCCGAGCGCGGCCTCGATCACACCGCTGGCGCCCCTACCGGACGGCGCGGCTACCAGCACCAAGCAGGACACCGGCAACACTTCGCTTGCCTCGCTGCTGACTGGCCTCGGCGCGCCGGCCGACACGGCAGCAACGTCGGACACCGGGACGTTCAGCCTGCTCTCGCTTCTAAAGCGTGCTCTTGGCAAGCAAGGCACGGATCCCGCCTCTCCGACGGTCGCCAACGCGGGCACCGGCGGCCTCGGTTGGCTGGGGACCATCGCCGGTCTCCTGCGCCTTGGGACGGCGACTCAGGCCAACTCAGCGTCGGTCACTTTAGCCACCGATCTGGCCAACCTCGAGCCGGCAGGCGTGAAGATCACGGCCGCGGCGATGCCGGCCGGCGGCGTCGGTCTGACCGGGTGGCTCTCCGCGATCTGGGCCGCGCTGACAACGCGCTCGCAGTACGCCACGTCGTTTAGCGCGTTCGGGACAACAGCAGGCGGAGCACCTGCGACGGGCGCCGGAATGGCTGTTGGGGCCTCGCCAACCACGTGGAGCAGGATACGAGCCACGTGCCTAGCGACGGCAACTGGCGGGACGTTCTACCTACAGGGAGCCAACGACAGCGGCTTTCTGACGGGAACGCTATTCCTCGACAGCGCGCCAGTCACAACTGCGGGCGTGCCGCTAAAGCTGGAAGCCCCGGCGCAATATCCGTTTGTTCGCGTTGTCTATGTGCCCGGCGCTACAAATGCAGCGAACATCACTGCTGCCCTGTCGCTCCACACAGCTTAATCGCTGAGAACTGGGGTTTCGGCGGCACCGGGATAATCCTGACAGATCGGCGTAGTGCCTCCATCGCAGGTTCATCAGTTACCCATCCGACCATACGAGCAGCATGCTCAAGGGCCTGCGCCTCATTTTCTGCATATCCAGTCCATAGCAATGCTGTTCCGCCGCTGTGTATGGTTTGATACAAAATCAAAACTGATTCCGATCGACGTGCAAAAATTGATGTCGCCGGTTTGTGATTGAATTCACGGCCGCTATCAATCGTGCAGTGCAATATTGATATTTGTTGGCACTGATATCGGCCGCTGACCGGCCCAACTCCTGACATCGTGAGGATCACATGGCAGCCGCCAACTTCGAGCGGGCGCTGGCGCTCGTGCTCGTGCATGAGGGTGGGTACGTCGATCACCCGGCGGACCCGGGTGGTGCGACGAACCTTGGCGTCACCATTGGCACCCTGTCGGACTGGCTCGGGCGGCCCGCCACCAAAGCCGAGGTGAAGGCGCTCACCAAGGCGGCCGTGGCGCCGATCTACCGCCGTAATTACTGGAACGCCGTGCACGGCGACGAGCTGCCGTCCGGGGTCGACTACTGCGTCTTCGACTTTGCGGTGAACTCGGGCAAGGGCCGGGCGATCCCTTCGCTTCAGCGTGCGCTTAGCGTGGCGGACGATGGGAAGCTCGGTCCGCTGACGCTGGCGGCCGCTGCGTCCAAGGATGCCGGCCAGACCATCGAGCGGATCTGCGCCGACCGCATGGCCTTCCTGCGGCGGCTCTCGACCTGGTCAACGTTCGGCCGGGGGTGGAGCGCCCGTGTCGAGGGCGTCCGTGCCGAGGCGATGGCCCTCGCTGCCTTCGCGGTTCCGACTGTCTCCGTCGAGACGAAGCCCCTTGCGCCACCCGCACCGCGCAATAGCGGCTCGCCGGTCATTCCTGTGGTCCCGGCCGGCCCGACCGTTCAGGCCCAACCCGGCTTCTTCGGCCGGATCCTGGCCAACCTGCGCACCAATCTCCCGCCCACGAAGAAGAGCTGATCCATGGCCGCAGGTATCATCGGGGCCCTCACTGCCGCACCCGCGGTGATCGAGGGCATCACCAACATCATCGGGCGCTTCATCCCGGATCCGGGGCAGCAGGCGCAGGCGGCGATCGAGATGCAGAAGCTCGTCGCCGACCGCGAGGCTGCCGTCGCTCAGTCCGCCGCCGAGATCGCCAAGGCCCAGGCAGAGACCAACACAGCGGAGGCCCAGAACCCGTCGATGTTCGTGGGCGGTTGGCGGCCATTCGTCGGCTGGGGCTGCGGCGTAGGCCTGATCTACGTAGCCCTCGTGCAGCCGCTCCTGGCGTGGCTCACTGGCATCGTGAATGCGGCGCTCTCGATCGGCATCCCCATGCCGCCGGTGCCGCCGTCCGAGGTGCTGATGACGGTGCTCACCGGCATGCTCGGGATCGCCGGTCTGCGCTCCTACGATAAGCAGAAGGGCACGGCTGCGCCCGCCATCGCACCGAAGCGCTGATTGCTCGTGTTCATCACCGAAGCGCACGCGCAGGCTGCCGAGGCTATCAAGGCAGCGTCCGATGCCGGCGATCTTCTGCTGCAATACAAGGTGCTCGGCGCGGTGTGCGTCATCCTTGGGCTGGCAGTCGCCTTCCTGTTCTGGAAGCTGGATCGGCTCAGCACCTCGATCATGCGCGAGGTAGTCGCGGCCCTCCACGCCAACACGGCCGCGACGGTCGCCGGCAACCTCACGATCACCGCCCTAACGACCACGCTCGAGGCGACGGACGACGGTGTCGAGAAGCTGTCGCACCAGACCGAGCTCGCCGCTCAAGCGGCAGCCTCGCGCGGCGTCGAGATCCTGAAGAACCAGGAAGAGATCAAGCGACGGCTGGAGGGGCGGCCCTCATGACGTGGAAGTCGGTTCTCGGGCTCGTGCTGCCGGCGGCGCTCCGAAAGGACGTGCACGCGGAATTCACGCGCGCCGTGGCGGCCAGCGTCCACGCCAACAAGACCCGGCGCCGGGCCCTCGTGCAAGTCACGATGGCCGCCGACAGCCGGGCCACCTCCATGGAAGCCACCATCCACCGCATCGAAGGGCGATCCGGCGATCGTCTGACGGACCGTCCGAAGGTTGGCGAGGCTGCCTTCAAAGTTGCCGAGGCCACGCGAGAGCTGCTGAGAAAATCGCGATGAAGGCGGTCACCGAAATCCTCCGCAGCCGCACGCTGTGGGTTGGGCTGGTCCTGATGTTTGGGTTCTGGGCGGTTGTCCCGTGGGTGCCGATCAAACCTCAGAACGAGTTTTTGCGCATTGGTCGGACACTTGTCGCGATAGCCGTCTCCATCGCGTTCCTGCCCGGCATCGTGAAGGCGCTGCGCACGCCTTGGCCGTCCTACAGCGGGCAGCTCATCCTCGGCATCGTCCTGTCCTGGTTCGGCGTCGCCGGCTCGGCCGGGTGGGTGCTGATCTGGGCATCAGGTGGTCAGCCACAGTGGATGCTCGACTCGAACATCAACGGCTGGTTCCTGTGGCTGCAGATCCTCGGGGGCACTCTGCATCTGACGGCCAAGCACAGTGTCGAGGAAGACATCCCGCGGCCGAACTGGATCCGGCTCGGGATTGCCGTCGCGATCGGGGTGCTCGTCGGCATCGGGTTCATGGCGAGTGCGCCGGACATGCACAGCCTCGCTGGAGCGCTGAAGCCTTGGTTCGCTGAGCATCCGAACGTGCCGGACTGACCGGGAACCACCACCCCGCCCACCGCGTCTCCCGTCTCTCTGGCGAGAGACCTACCGAGCCCCGGCCAGCCCAGCGCTGCGTCCGGGGCTTTCTTTTGGCTTCGGTCGCGGTATGGTCCCCGCGATTTCCGATTCCCCCTTGGATTCGAGATCACAACCTTCAGCCCCGCCGGCAGCCGCCGCGCGGGGCTTTTTCAGGTTGATGGCCCATTTAGAAAGTTTGGATCATTCAGGTGTTCGGCCACACCCGTGATCAGATCAAGCGCGGCCGAGCCGGCGATCACCGGAGCGTTCCCGTGATTTGGATTGCCACCAGCGCGCTGCCTTCAGCCGAGGCGCTCTTCTTGGTTCGAAACATGATTGGCAATGGATGCAGCTGCCAACGAGGGCAACACGCATTTGTCCAAAGTTCGATTTTTTGATTCCATTTACCATTATGACGTCGATAATGAACAATATCATCACCAGAAACGTATGCTTACACATATATCTCCAGTTCGTAGAGATTTGAAATGGCAGCCTATTCAATCTTTCTCCGAAAAATAAATCGAATATCGCCTCGAAGACCTCAGATGTTGGTGTACGATGTTCACAACAAAAGGGAGGCACAGTCCATCGTTTCAAGCATCGCCGAGGCCTATCCGGAGCACGGAGTGAGATCTGCCACGGGCGCGCACTGGTTTTGCTTTGAAGGAGATATGCACGAGATTTATGCTTGGACGCATCGGTAAGTCACGGCATTTTGAGAGCTTTGCGCCTCGGTGTGTTCTCGCTATACTATAAGCCGAGCATGTCTGACCCAGCGTCAGGCATGCTTATTTCAAAAATGAGTTGGTGAAGCACTTTTTGTATCGCATTAGCGACCGAAACGCCGCCAAAAGCGTTTGCGGGCATGTCTGATATCGAGTCCCCGCACCATCGACGGCTCGCGACGCTGAAGCAGCTGGCGCTGGAGCTTCAAATGCCCGTGGAGGCGTTCCTGAACGACCAACCCGAGGGCGAGGTGGGTGATCTGCTCACGCTGATGCGCCTCTGGGTGGCAATCAAGGATAGCCCGGGACGGCGTCGGGTTATCAGCGTAGCTCGGCAGGAGGTTGCGCGAACTGGAGACAAAGGCGCCCGCTGAACTCGTTGGCGGCGGGGCCCAGTCAAGAATGCGTCATTCAACTGGCGACTAAGGTATTACTCGACGCCTGAAAACAATTCAGCGCGTCCCTGCTCAGCCCGCCTGGTCCACCAGAGCAGGATTTTTGTGGGTGATCGGTCTGCAAACGGACGGAAACAGACCGTTCGGTCAGAAGTTTCTGTGATGAGATCAGGACGGAGGCGCGGGTGCCGCGTTACTTCTTCGATACTTTCGACGGTGTCTTCGTGAGCGACGAGGAGGGGTTCGACCTCCCCGATACGAAAGCCGCAGCGGAGGAGGCGACCGCATCGCTTCCGGATTTGGCCAGATCCCTGATCAACCGTTCGGGAAGCGGGGCAGTCAGCGTCACAGTCCGCGATGAGTACGGACGGCGCATCTTCTGCACGGGCATGGCGATCGAACAGCAGTGGCTCTAGCTCGGATGCTCCCCCGCCCCGTGAGCAGATCGGGGCGGGGCCGAGCGGATCACTCGATGCGAGAAGGTTACTCCGACTTCCGGTGGCCGCGCCCGTGCTGCTCCTTTTCGGCGCCGGCCGCAGCTGCAGCCTCCTTCTCAGCCTTGCCCACTGTCGCCGAGCTCGTAGCCGCGTCGCTGGTCCCGCCTGCCGGTGCATTCGATGCCGCCGACTTGGGATGCCCCTTGCCCTCGGTCGTCGACTCCGCTTTCCCACCTTCGAGGACCTCGGGGTGGCCTGCGTCGGCCTTTGCACTCCCGGCCTCTTGGACCTCGGCGGCCTTCTGTTCCTTGGCGCTCATCGTGCTGTGGCGCTGGCCATCGCCGCGCTGTCCCTTGGCTGGGTTCGACATCGTTCTCCCCTCCATCGTCGTCAGGCGGCAACTGCGTGTGCCGCTGACGGTTCGGAGGAAAAGCCAGCGTGCGACGAAAGGCCGAGCGCTCACCGTCGGGGGAGCGGCGCACACCGCGAATGACATCGGCCCGCCCGGCCCAGCGCCGCGGCGGGTTTTTCGTGCTCTGACGCTTTCATTCACGCACGCCTTCGGAAGCGCAAACAGCTTCTGCAGCGCCAGCCACTTTTGAATGAGATTTTTGTTTGCGGCTGGTTAGAAGGAACCGACTATAGCCTCTGGACAGGGGACAACGCATCGCCGCTCTTGGCAGCGCCGCTTTGACAGTCCCCGGGCAAGCTGCCAACTTCTTGACAAGCGTAAAGTTAGTTGCATAGACTGGAGAATATAAGTGGATAATGTTTTCTGGTACGGCATTGCTATTGGCGCGATTCTCAGTCTGATAGCATCGATCGCCGCTAATTTGCTCAACAATAAAATACAAATCGCCTTCGACCGGGGACGGCGAACTATCTCACAGAGAAGATTAAATAAATTAAAGTCAAATTATAGACTTATTAGGGGATTGAAATCTGGCAGGATAGACAAAACCTCTTTCTTCGTCATTGGCTCCACAATATCGATATTGAGCTTTCAGATTTCCATTTTCGCGGTATCCTTTGCTTTGTATCTGGCAAATAAATATTCGATGAAAGACTTAGATGGATTTTCCGGACTCGATCTCAAAGAGTTGGCGCGCGAACTTCCGGCCCTGGCTTTGTTGACGGGAGGCATTGTACTATCTGCTATGGGATCGGTCATATTCACCAAAATTATCCTTGTCGCGTCTTACTTAGATAGATTTGATGTATATGAGACCGATCTGAAACGTACTTATCCGCAGATATTCGCAGACGAATAATTCAAGTATATCATAGGATCGCATCCGCCCCGCGAGCAGATCGGGGCGGGGCCGAGCGGGTCGAGGCCACACACCGTTAAGTATCTGTCTTAGCGCATAATCCGTAGCGAATACTGATATTATGAAATAGCAGCGCTTGTTGCTGAGACCTCTCGAAAAATAACCAACGGCGTTACGCCGAAGAAATTTTGCGACCTACCTGCTAAACTGCGAGCTACGGAATTTATCCTAGCTGCTACTGATCCAATCATTGTTCCGGAATGCTCGGCTACTACATCGCTTAATGTTTGCGGCTCGGGATTATCGGGAGTGGGCTCTTGATCTGGATCTGGGAAGGCATCCAAAATTCCTATTAAAGTCCAGTCGCCGCGTACTATGGGCCCGTGCTTCAACGCCAATTCAGCGCTGGGATTAGATAAGAAATTATCCGCAAGGGTGCACCATGCAGTGAAGTTGCTTCCAACCAGATGAGCTTGAACAGTATCTGGTAGAAACCCTACAACTTCGCTGAATGCATCAAATACCTTGTTGCGTTCAGCTTGGGAACCCGCTAGGTGCTGGATTGCCCCTTGACGCATAAGGTTCTTGATATAATTGACCTTCAACGCAGGCTTGGCCAAACTTACATCAATAACCGCAAGTTGTCCCTCTAACTGAATAAACGATCCTAGTCGTGTATTCCAGATATCTTTGTGCAATAAATTATGTTGAGTGAGATAATCTAGCAAACGACGAGCGTTCGACCAAAGCGGGTCGAAAGTGAACTCAGCGGAGTCCCTAGCATCAGTCCCTATTGAGCTATCGTAGGTTCCGGCGCCAGTCATGACATGAGGAATGGATACGCTGCCCGTTGCAGCTCCTCGCGTGCTTTCGTTCCGACCTGTTGATTGCGTGGCCTTAACTGATTGCCTAACGCCGTACTCGTCAAATTGGGCCAGAAATGATCCTATCCTTCGGACATCTTGGTAGATGAAGTCATAGACGGAATCTCGCGGTTGGTCCTCGTAGGGCTCCTCTGAGCCGCTCTCTTCGTTCTGCGGCATCTCGCTTGATGGCATCCGCTTCCTCGAGGTTCTTGGCGAAAACGTGCGACAGCTCCGGCGTTTTCGGCAGCGGACGCTGGGGAATGTGGTCGGGGCGAGGTGGCGCTTTACGGTCGGTCATAGGGTTCGGCCATTCCACTTGGTTGCTCACGTCCGAGCGGTTTCGGCTGATCTCCATGCGCATGTGTATGGTGAGGTGCGTTCGCTTGACAACAGGTGAAAGATGAAGCTTCCGGCTGGCATGTCAGCCAGTCCCACCCCCGTCGACCTTCCGCCCGCCGTTGCCACCTGGCGCGATCAGCTCGAGCGCTTTGAAGCCGTCATCTACCCATGGCATGTGATGCCATGACCTACCGTGTTGAATTCCGCAGAGACGGCGCTGTCATCGGCGAGGCTGAGGGCTTCGAGGATCGAGTCGCCGCCAAACGGCTCGCGGAAGCGGAGATCGTCCAACGTGACGCCGAGATCGCGCTCGTGATCGACGTGGACGGCACTGGAATCGAGGTCGCGTCCATCAGGCTGGATGCCATGAGGTGGGACGACGAGTAAGCGCTGCACAAGGTCGCTTCTCCTGCCACCGGACGAAGTCTGGGCAAACCTAAGAGCCGCCGATCTGGGAGTTCGCGGCGACGGTCGATCGAAGCGCCTGATCGGGCTGGCGTTCTCCGGCGCGATCCACAGCCCTCCACCGGCATCGCGCGAGCCAGAGCCGCGCTCCGCTGAACCAGGCGCCCGGATCTGGCATGTTCCGCCTTCGTTCCAGAACGGAGGGAAGTGGTGCCGGGGCTCCTGCGCGATATTCAGCCCGGTCGGGTCTATGTGGATTGCTCGTCCTGCAAGCGGTCCGGCCGGTACACCGTCGCCAGCCTGCGCGAGCGGTTCGGTCCGGACATGTCGACCCTCGATGTGCTGCGCACCCTGACGGCCTCGTGCCGCTATCAGCGCCCGCCCGGGTCTCCGCCGGCCCGGAAATACGAGCACCTGTGCCTGGCCGCGATCACGCTGCCGCCGCCCGTGCGTCCTACCATCCCGGTCCCGCCCGGCGTGCCCTACACGATCGAGGTCTGGACCGAGACCGGCGGCCGCATCGAGGCGCAGCTCGCGGTGATCTACCCCATCGCCATGGCGCGGGTCGCGTTTGAGACGGCCTGCGACCTGTGGCCCAAGCACGAGGTCACCCTTCGGGATCGCTGCCGGATTGTAGCGCGGCGAGAGCGGCCGGAAGCGCTCGCCACCGCGGAAACTGCCGCCGCCCCTCCTCCCTGATCGTCAAGCCGTCAGCTTCAAGGCGGGTCAGCACCAGGGCCGCTTCGCGTCCCCGCTCCCGGCCTGGAATGCCGGCGCGCTCGGCGATCTGCACGGCGGTCAAAGGCTCAGGTGCCAGAACTGCCAGGATCCGTGCCCGAGTGTCCTTGCGCGGCCGGGCGCCGGTTCGTTCGATCCGCATCGCGCTACTGCAGCCGTCCCACGCCGCCGTTCAGGCCGAGCACGATGGCCCAGGCCAGCAGGTCGCCAGCGGTGATAGGCTCGCCTCCATCGACGCGCCAGTTCTCAAAATCGTCGTCGGGCTCGACGGTGTGGCCGCGGGACGTGAGGACGGTCACGGCCTCGGCGATCGGATCCTCCTCGAGCATGCGGCTATGCGGACGCTACGATCATTCGGTTCCGCGCCTCCATCATGCGCTCCTCGTCCGGCTGATCGACCATGTCCGCGGCGACCTTCTCGACGATCTGCCGCGTGGCCGCCTCGTCCAAGCCGAGGCCGCGGGCGAACCCATCGAGCCGCCGCATCATATGCTGGACAGCGATTCGGTCCGCCGGCTCGGTCACCCCTTCACCGGATGCGCCAGCAGGATCGCGGTGCGGACCATGTTGCGCTTGTAGGCCTCGCGATCGGTGAGGAGCGCATCCTGGGAGGCTTTGTGATTCGCGACCGCCGCGACCAAATCGAGCACCCACCCTTTTGCGAGCGGGTAGGCCTCACTCGCGAGGTCAGCGAGCACCGCGTCGACCGCGGCGGTAATTTCGTCGTCGGTGACGTCGGAGGTCTTGCGCAGCTCAGAGACGGTGGGGTTCGCAGCCATCAAGTCCGGTTCGCTGGTGGGGCAGATGGTGGGGTAAACCGACGTCCGACGCCAATTTACCTGTGCCAT